GCACTTTCTCTTTGCTGTGCTTGTTGTTGCTGTATTGCACCAGAACCAGCAAATCCCATACCAGCTTGTTGCTGTTGTGCCTGTTGAGTTCCAGAAAGAAGACTACTTTGTAAACCAGATGCTAATTCATTCAAAGAACTAGGGTCAAACTGTTCAAATAAAGCTAGTTGATTTTCATTGGCTTGTATACCAGCATCTTGTAAAATTTGTTGTATATCACCAACTCCCCCACCGTACTGGTATTCAATAAGGCCACCCTCTTGAGCACCCGGAATCTGTATTCCAAAATCATCCATAAATAATTGAGATGCCTGATCTCCGTATCTTTGTGAGTAGTCCATTGCCCTGCTAGCAATTTCGCTTTGAGAAAGTGTTTGTGGCATAGCAGATGTAGCTTGCACAAACTCAGGTTGTGAAAAGCCTAGTAGTCCTTGCCCCCCTGTAAAACCTTTTAAACCAACACCTGAAATCATTTTTGATATGTTTGCCCTACCTGCACTTTTTAAAGGGTTGTATGCTCCGTATATACCACCACCCGGAGTAAGGCCAGCAGTCAATCCTGTTTTAGCACCCTCTAAAAGAGACCTGCCTAAAATTCCTTGATTGAAATCTTCACTAGCTTCATCTACATCTCTAAAAGACTGTTGTGCAAATACCGTATCGCTAGTATCATAATCAACCGCTTCACCAGCACCAAACCTTTGACCTAACCCTGTTCCTATAGCTTTGCCTATACCTGCACCAACAGGCCCTGCAATAGCACCACCAATTAAAGCAAGTCCAGTTCCTGCAAGACTACCAAAAAAACCGCCTTTTTTCTGTCTCTCAGCTTCTTCTTTTTGTATTTCCTCTAGTCTCTTTCTGTCGCTTTGTCTTTGCATCGCCCTTGCAAGAGTAGCTCCTCCGGGGGTAGCCGTTAAGCTAAAACTTTTTTTATACGATGAAGGAATGTTACCTCCAGTTTGGTACATCTGCATAAGATTGCTTGAATTGCCCATATCAAAGCCAGTCATGTTAGGGCCGGATTTCATAGGTAAGTAACCTTTTGATTTTGAGGAATGTTCAATCATGGTATAATTCCTTAGAATTTAATAAAGTTTTTATCATATTTCCACCTCTACTCGCCATAAAGATGAAATCCACCAGTCAGCATCACTACCAACTATATCACCACCTGTTGCCTGTATGCTTAAACCGCATACTTTCTCAGCTTCTACAGTAGGAGCATTGTCAAAATCAGATTCGTTTAATTTAAAAGTTGTATGATTAGCTAAAGCACCAACTGATGAAACATCGTAAACAGCAGTTGCAATAACATCTTCTGTCTGATTTCCATCGTCTTGTTTTTCAACAGTAACTGTAACATCAGCAGATGCTGTTAAGTTATCAGTCCTAATTAATATTTTATGTAAGGTCATTTTAAAAGGAGTTAGGAAACCTGCGGAGTGATCGTTCATAGAAGACTCTTCAGCCTCAAATGCATCAGTTGCAAACCAAGGTATGTAATGTTTAGATGTGCTTATATCATCTTCAAAATTATGCATGAATACACGATAATCTATAAATTTATGTGAATACTTTAATGTATTAGCGGTCAACGTTCTATCTACATATTGATCGCCATTGTTAGACATATATGATTTCCATAGCTGTCCAAACTTTTTTCTGTATATTGCTAACTGACTATTTGATTTTTTCTCAATAGCAATCTGTCCTTCTACCATACCATTTAAAGATGGCTTACCTTGAAACTCTACAGAGGCTTGTTTTGTGTTTTGGATTCTTCTAGTATCTCTATCCATTAGGTAACATTTTTGTTTCTAATGTATCTATATTCAACGCTAATGTCATTAAACTCATACACTCCAGATGTAGTAGCCGCAAACTGTATCTGCAAGCTTTGACATTCTATAGTAGAAGACGGGGTTAATGTTACCACATCCCATGCACCACTGGTATTTGCTAAGTTACCTGTAAATGTACCACCGCCATCACCAGAAAAATTTTGCTTACCATCAATGGCGTATTTAAAAGGAGTTGTTACAGAACCATTAGACTTATAAGTAACAATAACTTTATAGACTTTTTTAATAATGCCGGGCTCACCAAAATCTATATCTCTTGTAATAAATATTTGATGTGCATTTGCAAGACTAATAGGTAAATATTTTTTAAAGTCAGTAATTGTGTCTGATGAAGAGCTACTGGTGGCTACAATTAAATTGTTATTCCAGTCTGTAGAAAAATTGCTAAATAAATGACTGTCTGTAAAAATAAGATCGTGAAATACCCAACCATCTGAATCAAAGTCATATATCCAACCTTCATCTGAATCATCAGAAGAATCGTTGGGGCTTCTCATAATAACCAATGAGTTACTAATACTATCGTAACCAATCATAGGGTCTTTTACGTTTGCTGTACCACGATACCATGCGTTCCATGTTTTATCTGCACCTGTTCCAAGAAAAGAAGCTTTGCTAACCGCTAACTTATCTTTAATAAGGTTTGTAACTTTCTCACCGTCATATATGTAACATCCATCTTCTGCAACCCAAGCTATGCCATACTTTGTTTTCGTTACACTAAAATTTTTATTTACACCAGAATATTTTATTGTTTCTTCTAAGTACCAACCTGCTGGGCTAGGGCTTGCTATATTGATGATATGAACTAGATTATGCTTAAAGGCCACCAACCTATCGGCATAAGCTTGTAAGGCTGTGTATACCCCATAGTCACCCTTAGAAACATCTATAAAATTATGTGGCAGTATCGTGTCAAACTTATTGATTTCACTATACATAATCCTGTCACCAAAAGTTTCTAGCTCCCCAGAAGCACCGATAACTCTTACGTTTCCTATAAATGTTCTTCTATTTTCTACAATAGAAGCTTGATACGATTCACCTGCACCACCTAATGATACATATTTTACGTCTGGTGAAAATCCATTTATTGTTGTGTAAGTATCTAAGTTTGGCTTACTTGCATTTCCTGTGGCATCTGCAACTACACAAAAACCTTTGTCAACAGCAGTAGCATTTTCTGTCCAAGCTACGTGATCTCCATCTATAGTGGTTCGCACACCCTTTACAATATCTATATCTGCAAGTAAAGCTAACTCATTATCTGTATTAGCTTCTCTAATGTATATTCTTCCACCAGATATTCTACCGGGATATGCAACGTCAGCATACACAGAAACTCTCATAGACTTACCTGCTGTTTGTGAATGAGTAAATGCCGCTATCGTAGCCGCACCGTTCCCCATTCTAACAGGCACAGACTCTTGGTTTCCATCATATAAAAAACTTTGATAAAATTCGTATGTCAACCCTTCCCAGTCACCATCTGCTGTACCATCACTAACACCAATATTAAAACCTACTCCTCTTCTTAATATAGGAGTTTCGTTATCTGAGTAGCTGTCTGACCCTACACCACCATAATTTCTTTCGTATTGAACATTAGCCGCTAAACCAGCCGCAGGCTTTGTACAAAATAATATTTCCGTTGGTCTAGCATCGTAATCCGTGTTAATCGTTACCAATTCACCAGCAAAATTTTGATCTAAGACATCATTAGTTCCATCGTCAAACACAAAAGAGTTAGAAGTTGCGTTCACAGAGCCATCTAATAATAAAGCAGTGTCACTTGCATTTCTTAGCTTTCTAGCCACTCCTCTTGATTTATTACTAGCCTCAAGAAAGTATGCACCTGCTGTGTCAGCCGCATGGGTTGTATGACCAAAAGCTATTGTAAGGTTAGCACTATTTGTTTCTGGTGATCTTAGAACGCTAGAGTGCTCTTGCCATTCTGCAAAAGTCAAACCTAAATTGTGATTGAATTGATTTCTTTGTATATATCCAAACCATTTTATGATGCTTGTGTTGGTAGTTTCTGTATCGCATACTCGTAGAACCTCATCTACAAAATGATATATGTATTTAGCACCATTTGAACCTGCTAGTGTTGGATTTACTTTACGACTCGTCCAGCCG